TGTTAGTGTTTTCATCTTTAATCCCTTCGTTGAGTGTTTACTATGCCATAATACATCTCAAATATCATGCCAACATTCACCCCTAAAATACCACTAAATTCAAAGGTAATTAGTATCAAAAATGATAATTAAATACATTTATGTATCAAATATTCTGTTAAATTGTAACTACTATTAAAATCAATCACTTAACTAGATACAAGAATGTATCAAAAATAAGGGGAAAATACACAATTGTATCAATGTAAGATTTAAGGTATTTTTACCGAAATTAAAACAAATTTGCATTAGTCGTAAAAAAACTTGTTTTTACTTGTTTTTGTTGGTATATTGATATCATGGGTATAACCAATGCCGATTTAGAGCTAAAATGGCCGTATGGAGCACCGCTGCTGCAAAAAATAGCTACTATCAGCGATACTATTTTTATGGCGTTTTCGTGCGGAAAAGATTCAATCGCAACGTTTTTATATTTGAGGGATCAAAACATTTTTAAAAAAATCATCCCATATTATCTCTATTCGATTCCAGGTCTAAAATTTGTCGATCGATCGCTGGAATATTACGAATTATTTTTTGAAACAAAAATATATCGGCTTCCACACCCTAGCCTATATCGATGGATAAACAACTGTGTTTTTCAGCCGCCACAAAATAGGAAAGTCATTGAAACCTACGATCTGCCAGTTTTCGAGTATAAATTTTTGATCGATGAATTTCAAAAGGATTTGAATCTAAAAAACACTTGGACAGCGAACGGCGTTCGCGCTGTTGATTCGATTATGCGCCGGCTTTCATTGTCAAAAAACGGCCCAATAAATCAGAAAAACAAAACCTTTATGCCGATATGGAACTGGAAAAAGCAACAAGTTTTTGATTTTATTTCAAGCCATAAATGCGAGCTTCCAGTGGATTATAAACTGTTTGGACGCTCATTTGACGGAATTGATTACCGATTTATAAAGCCAATAAAAGACAATTTCCCTGATGATTATCAGCGCATTTTAGATTTTTTCCCTCTGGCCGAACTTGAAATTAAAAGAAGAGAATTTTATCAGGAGCACACAGATGCAATTCTTTAAAAATAAACCGATGCTTTCGCCGATGAATTTTGGTATAAAAACAAAAGCAAAAAGCCCCCTAGACAATGTGCCATTAAAGGGAAACATTGAAGAGGATTCGCTGGTAGAATTAACCGAACTTCAAAAAGGTTTCCAGGACCGAAGTAAACAGGAAAACGACCGATTTAAACTATCTACCGACTCCGAGTATTGGTGTTGTATTTGTTTCTCTTCCAGGGAGCAAAAAGAGCATTTTCTCAAGCAAACAAACCTACTAGAAATAGGCGATAAATACCTCGACGGATATAAAGTAGCAAAAAAATTTAATATCGAGCTTCCCAAAGTTAAATTTCAAAAAACTTGACTTTTTGAATGGTATCAATTATCATTTAATTGAACGCTATTCACTTTTTCAAAGGAGTCTTTATGCGAGGTCGTAACGCAAGAACCGGTGCAGGATTCGCGCGAAATGCTGCAGGACGTCAAGCAAGGGCAAGCGCAGCAAGATCATCGGCAACCTAAGCTGGTTAAAAAAAAAGAAGTGGGCTTAAAAACCCACTTTTTACACGTTCCACTAGTGTAACTATATTCTGCGCAGTGCAAAAGTCAAATATATTTTTAAATGGATTAATAATATGGATGCTATAAACGAAGATAAAAAACAAGAAAAATACAAGCCAAAACGAGATCCAAAAGGAAAGCTTTTGCCGGGTGAATGCGGCAACCCGCACGGTAGACCAAGGGGATCGAGTTACAAGACCAGGTTCAAACATCTTGTAGAAAAATATTCAATTTACAAAGCCCCACAATCGATTATCGATGGGTTAAAAAGTGAATTTCCAGGTGTACCAGATAATATTTTAATTGAAGAGGCGGAAGCTTTTCGTGTTCATCTTGCCGCCCTTTCTGGTGAGTCCTGGGCGTTCGATCGACTATTCGACAAACCGGCCCAAGGCGTAGACGTGACGACAGACGGTGAAAAAATAACAGCCGAACCAGACATAAACGGCCTATCACCCGAAGCTATAAAAAAGCTATCAGATGCAATCATCGCAATTAAAACCGTCACAAAATGATATTCGTGAGGTGTTGACACTAGAGCCGATGCTGGCACGTAATTTTCTCATTCATTTTGTGTTGTATACATTTCCTCAATATTCGATTCAATGGTTTAATAAATTACTTTGCGAAAAACTTGACAAATTATACTCAGGTGAAATACGTCGCTTGATGATATTTGTTCCTCCGCAGCATGGTAAAACCGAATTAGTTTCAAGGCGATTTCCAGCGTATGTTTTAGGAAGAAATCCCGATACCAAAATAGCGGTGTGTTCCTACAGTTCCGACCTTGCTGCTAAAATAAACCGGCAGGTTCAGCGCATTATTGATGATCCATTTTATAAAACACTGTTCCCAAAAACAACCCTTAATGTTAAACATGTAGTTACCGATGCAAAGCAAAACTACGTCCGCAATTCCGATGAATTTGAAATAGTTGGATACAAGGGCGGGTTAAAAGCCGTTGGGGTAGGCGGCCCATTGACCGGCAACCCCGTCGATCTGGCGGTAATAGATGATCCTGTTAAGGACGCGATGGAGGGGCAAAGCAGCACGGACCGCAATAGAAAATGGGAATGGTATTGCGATGTATTATCTACCAGGTTACATAATGAATCTAAGGTTTTAGTTACCATGACCCGCTGGCACGAAGATGACCTTGCCGGAAGAATACTAGCAAAAGAGTCTGGCTGGGAAGTGGTTGTATTGCCGTATATCAAGGAAGAGTATACTTATCCAGGAGACGCTCGAAAGGTAGGAGATGCTTTATGGCCTGATAAGCACAGTGTCAAGAAAGCCGCTATTATGCGAGCGAACAGCGAAAGAACATTCGTGTCGCTTATGCAACAACGTCCTGCACCGGCAGAGGGCGGATTATTTAAAAGAACATGGTGGAGGTACTGGAAACAATTACCGCAAAGAATTGACCGGCTCATATTGGTTATGGATTGTACCTTTAAGGGCATATCAACGAGCGATTATGTTGTGGCTGGGATCTTCGCAAAAAGTGGAACTGATACGTGTTTTGTTGACATGATACGTGGCAAATGGGATTTTCCGGAAACAATAAATCAGTTAAAAACTTTCTTGCGCCGATATCCTTACGTGCAAGAAAAATACATTGAGGATAAGGCCAATGGTCAAGCGGTAATCGACACGCTTAAAAAAGAAATTGTCGGATTGATACCGATTACTCCTCATGAGAGCAAGGAAAGTCGCGCATATTCCATATCGAATATCGTAGAAAGTGGACATGTTTATTTACCTGAAAATACAAATTGGAAAGATATTGCATTGATGGAGCTATCAGTATTTCCTAACGGTGTCAATGATGATATAGTTGATATTGTTGTCTATGCACTGATGAAATTATATTCGCAATCTCAAACCATAGCGATGAACATAAAAATATGAATGAAAAACGTCCTATTGAATCATGTTTTGACGATGACCTTTGCGCCCTCATTGAAAAATATAGCTGCGAAGGGCTAATGTCAGCGGGGGAGATTATAGCCGTTTTGGAATTTGTAAAATACCGGGTAATTAAAACAGCGACGGAAAACGATGATATATGACACCTATTTCCGACCGTGACATAGACCTAAACCGTATTAAGCAAGCCGTGCAAGCGCTGTACGAGCATTTCGATACTGTCCAGGTCTTCGCTACCCGTTGCGCCGATAATGGCAGCGACACGGTTCATTGCAATTATGGGACCGGGAATTGGTTCGCTCGTTTCGGTCACGTAAAATCTTTTGTTAATGACACGGAAAAAGGTTATATTTTAGGGGAAGCTGCAAAACCACAGAATGATAAACCAGAATGGGAAAGGTGACAATATGGCTCGTAACGTTGATTCTATCATAAGTGATGTCTTATCAAAATTCGGATTTGTCTTTAAATTTAATATAAACATGGAAAAAAATATAGCCGAGATTGAACTGTCTGTACCCGTTGAGGGGGAAAACCGGGATTGGTTCATTGGATCCAAGATGGAATTGAAAAATTGGTAATAAACAAAAAAATTCAATGGATAGATGAAACTGGAGATGTAATATTATGAATAATATTGAAAAAGAAATATGGTTACAGTATCAATTGAAACTAATGGGATATAAATTGACAGATATTCAAAAAGCTACAATGGATTGCGGCATTGCATCTGTAAAGGATTTTATTAATTGGTTGAATACCAAAGAACAAAAAACTATATGCCGATTAGGAATAATACACACCTCCGAAGTTAGATTTGAAGATATAGAAAGTTTAACAAATAAAATCAATGAGCTAGTCGATAAAGTAAATTCATTAACAGAGGAATAAAATATGTCAATAAATCCAATCGAACAGCCAGGACAAGCGGTACAAATAGACGGGTCTAAGATCATGCCGAGCGGGGAATCGAATAGTATACCTGATCAATATCAAGTTGAAAGCACAACTGCTTACCGCGATATAATGGCGCTATCCGTTTATGATTTTATGGAGCATACGTATAACGGGAGTCACGGGTATAGAGATAGGTCATATCTCATTCCAGGATTGCGGGAAGCGTTTTACGAGAAGCGGCGCAAAACATCGTATTATGTCAATGTGTTTAAACCTATCATTGATGCAATGGTAACCCCTGTTTTTACATCAACAATAGAACGGAAGGACAACGGGTCAGAAGCAATACTGAAGTTTGTTGAAAATTGCGATAATGCCGGAACGTCGCTGACAACCACAATAAAGAACGTAATTACCACCGCTAGGTTATGTTCTATCTCTTTCGTTGTCGTTGAAAATTTTGATGCAAGAGAAATAAGCGATGATGAAAAAACAAATATTCAAAATCGAACATTCCCATATATCTACGAAAAGACAGCACAAGAGGTGCATGAATGGAACTGCAATAGACAAGGCGGATTGAAATCAATAACTTTTTGCGATAGGATAGAAGATATTGAAGGCAAGGAAGCCATAAAACGCCATTACTACCGTGAGTTTGATGTTAACTCATGGCGCGAGTATTACATTGACAACCCGGTTAAAGGGAAAGAAAATATCGAGGTAGAAACAGTATCTGGTATTCACAGCCTAGGTATATTGCCTGTCATTCCGGTTCTCAATTTCGCCAAGACAAGCAATTTGAAAACAATGCCATTACCAGAGCATTATAATTTGGCTTATCTTTGCTTCGCTCTTTTCCAAAAGGAAAGCCAGGTTGTAGTAGGGGAGCAGTACCAGACGTTTTCACTTCTTGCAGTGTCGAACTGGGGGCGCACTGGAATGAACGCCGGAGCGACGAACTTTATTGATTGCGGCGCTGATGCAAAGTGGGCACCTGTGTATGTTGCTCCTCCGCAAGAAGGTTTAAGAACTGTCGTTTCAAATTGTGAGCGATTAAAAGAGGAAATTAAAAACGAGGCGAAACAATCGGGCGTTATTGGAATCAAAGAAGCAAAAAGCGGACTTGCGAAAGAATGGGATTTTCGGGCGGAGGAAACAGTATTGCGCGATACCGCACAGGCGGCAATGGAATTGGAAATAAAGATAATAGCCATTGTCGAAAAGTACATGAAAACATCATTCGGATATTCGGTGCGATATGAAACCAACTATTCACCGAATGCAGACGCTATAAGGGAAGAGCGATTGCTTATGATAATGGATAAAGCTCCTTCCGGCCCGTTGAACGAAGCTTGTCAAAAGGAAATAGTAAGAATAGAATGGAAAGCTAATCCCGATGAAGCAGAGGAGATTATTGCAGAAATGGAAACTAACCAAGCCGAAAAGGACGCGATAGGCGCAATGATGAAAGAGGAACAGGACAAGGCCGAAGCTGATGCAAAAGCCAAGGAGAAGGAAGGGATGTCGCCGGAAGAAAAAGAAAAAATGATGGAGGGGAAATAGTGAACACTCGAAACTGGCACGGCAAAATAGAAACGATTGAGATTTACCATAAAGACCTGGAAGCGGCGAAAAAGGAAATGACCGGAGTCTGGAAAGGGTTTAAGTCAAAGGTCATTGACACCATTTCCGACGGCGAACGGGCTTTAATAACCGTTGAAACATGCGGACGATTGCCGATAGTACAAAAGCGCTGGGATAAATACCGAATACCACCCGAAAAATTAAGGGCTATCGGAATCAATGCGCTGGAGTATAAAATGGAAATGCAGAAGAGGGGACGCGGGAGACCGGCAAAAGCAAAATGAATGAACTTCAAAAATTAGTCGCCGAATACGTCCGCAATAACGGGAAGCTATCGAAAACCAAAAGCGATAGGCTTCTCCAACTCATTGACATTAAAACAGACCTGAAAAAACTACCTGGAATTATCAGTGACATTTACGGCGCGCGCGGCATTAAAAAGGAAATGGCGGATGACCTTCTCTCCGGCATAGTTCAATCTGTTTCGGTTGGGGCTGGCGTGACGATACGCGGGCAAGCGCGGGTGAACTCATTCAAGGCATGGTATACCGATTACGCCTATAAACCGTATGGAGGTAAATGGAGCGCAACGGTAAACGATCTCTCTAGGGTGAGCGAGATAACCAAGGACATTCGCCAGAGTATTCAAGCCGGGCGGTCCTGGTCCATGGCCGCGCAAAACCTTCATGATCGCGGTATTCAATCGCCAGACGTTGCTAAAGACGTACAAAGGATCATCGACAAGGCAAGAGGTGTTTATGGACTTACAAACGATTCCATCGCGTACATGGAGTACAAAAAAGAAATTGCGCAAGTGCAAAAAAGGATTAATAAACTTACCAGACAAGATACATCAAAGCTTCGCAGAGCTTATCAGGACATACTCGACATTACAAATAAATCAAGCGCTGCGCAAATCGAATCGGCGATAAAGTACACTGGATATTTTAAAGAGCGATATAATGCCGAACGGATAGCGCGCACCGAAATGGGGCGGGCTTATGGCGATGCTGCTTTTAGCGATGCTATTTATAATGCCGATGTGATAGGGATTAAATTTATGTTGTCAAGCGGTCACCCGGCACCGGATATCTGCGACCTTCATTGTGGCGCTGATTTATTTGGCATGGGTGCAGGGGTATACCCAAAAGAGTATGCCCCTGAGTACCCTTTTCATCCTAACTGCCTTTGTAGTTGTGTAAAAATATTTGAGGACGAAGCGGAGCATGCCACAAAGGACGATTACACCCCGAATGGCGGGAAGGCATTCTTGAATAAACTATCTGCCGAGGAGCAAAGGCAGATTTTAGGAGCTTCCGGGCGCGAGGCGTTTAAGGAAGATCCGAAGTCATGGGAAAAGATTATGGAGAAAAAGGGATATAAATATCAAGAGGAAAAGAAAGCGACTATTCCTGAAAAAGTTTTGTATGGTGGTAAGTAATGTCAAAAACTAATCGCCATAAATTTAAAGAGGATTTTCCGGCAATTAAAAAGTATAAATTCCGTGAACAGTACCGCGATAGCGAGCCGACATACACGATAGGCAGGAGCAACATAACCAAAGGGGAAATCGATGACGAAGGGAACGAAGCGGGTTTTTTTGCCAGTAACAATCAATGTCAGCTATCCTGAATTTAATCAGAACATGGAAAAGTTAATGGCGCGCGAAGAACTCCGACAAAAAGTGGCTTCCGCTGGCAGGGGGTACGGAATGAACCGGTCAACGTTGATTCAGTATTTGGTGCAAAAGGAAGTTGAAAACATCGGCGCTTAAAAAGATATATTATATTCTGGTGATTATGCGGTTAATGAATTATTATTAAAATATAAACAACGGCTACCCATTATTTTTTTAACAGGAGGCGTTTTATGGCATTAAAAGTAAAATCGAATTATCTCGCACCTACAGACAATGCTGTCGGATACAATGTTTCTATAGGTACGTTCGTTTCCTCTACGGTATCAACCGACTCTAATAATAAACTTAACAGCGCAAAAACGAAAAGTCTTGATGTCTGTTGTGATGACGCTGGCGCTGCATTGTCGGCAACAGCGTATAGGGCTATACGTGGCCGTATGCTTTTGACATACGCACAGAGCGGAGATGTGTCTGTTTATGGCGTTCAGGGGCACCTTAAAAACAAGGCGGTAGATACATCGTCAGGCAACAAAGGCGGTATTTGGGGGTACTACGAAGCGGTTTCTGGCGCCACCGTGGCGGCCAATTCCTGCGGGGCTTATGGTATGATAGATGTTCCAAGTGGGGCAACTATCGGCGGTGCGTGCGGTGCGCTTATGGCTTGCAGTAATGATCTTGGCGGAACTCATACCGGTAAAATTGCTGCGCTTCACGTTCCAAACCCTGTTGCCGGGACTTTTGATTTTGCCCGTATCTATGGCACAGCGACCGGATGTATTACTGCTAATACCGCAAAACTTGGAACGGATACTTGCATCGGTGTTGAGCTTGTCCGTTTTGGCAATACAACCGGATATGTTCCGATACTTGCCGCTGTTCCAAGTGGGTCATAATGGAAATAACTGTTGACTATTTAATGCAACGTATCGAACAGCTTGAAAATGTTTATGATGGTGTAATGGAAAAGGCTGGTCAGATTGCCGGTGCTTTGCAAGAAGCCAAATTTATGCTTCAAAAGTTGAATGAAAAGGAACCCGAAAAAGAGCAGGAAAAGGTAAGGGAAGTAAGGGGAAATAACCCATCGGCATGATCAGCCAATGCACGGACAAAAATCCGTGAGTCATTGTTTAGCAATGATGATGGGCTAACAGTTCTTTGACATAATCGGGCAATGACTATCCTTTAGCGGGGAGAGTTATTACAGTATTAACTTAGGGCAATGTAAGATGCTTACACATCGGACATTGCCCTTTTTTATTGCCCATTATCAATAGCCCGTAGAGGCAAGTATTAAAAGCAAACTGTACCCGTAGAGGTACTTAACCGCCCGTAGAGGCAAGGAGTGACGTTATGGACTTACAGGAAATTCTTACCGAAGTTGGAGAGGAAAAGGCCGCTGTTATTCAGGCTGCTATTACGGCAGAAAAAAAACTAGGTATTGCAACATCAAGCAAAAAGGGTGCTGAAAATACAAAGCTCATTGCCGAAATAGCAAAGTACAAAGATGCGCTGAGAGAAGCGGCTGGAATTGAAGATTTTGGCGATGATCCCGTAACGAAAATAAAGGAATCCATAGCAGCACTAAGGGCCGTGAAACCGAACAATGCAACGGAAGGCGACGCATTAAAAGCACTGGAGCAAAAACTTCTGAAACAGCAAAAAGAATCAGAAGCGCGTTTTCAGGCGATTATTGCGGAGAAGGATAAGGCAACTGAACAGGCGCAGACCAAGTTCAAAAACGCCAAAATCACTTCTCAACTTTCAGACGCAATGAGCGGTAAAATCCGTGGACATGATTATGTCATTAAAGACTTGATACGTGAGGGTAAAGTCAGGCTTGACGAAAACGAGCAAGCTGTTTTTGTCGGGCAAGACGAAACCGAAACGATTGACAGTAAAAAATGGCTGGAATCATTCACGAAAGAACGGTCTGACTTGGTAATCAGTCAGCAAATTCCGGGCGGTGGAAGTGCCGGAAATAGGGTAGACGCAAGTAAAATGAAACAAATGTCGCTTGCCGATTTTAATTCGCTTGAAGCAGTTGATAAAGCGAAATTTATGGGCGGTGGCGGAAAAGTAATATAATCAACAAAAGGAGTACTTATGGCTGCTGGAGATTTTACAATGACCGCTTTGCTTCCCTCGCTTTATGCCGCTGCTCGCGCTGTTTCTAAGGAGAGGTGCGGTGCGCTTGATGCGATTGACATGACCTTTGACTCGAAACAGGCCGCTGTAGGCGATACGGTAGCAGTACCGTATGCCGCTGCGAATGCCGTTGCCGATTTCACGCCTGCCGCATACGCCCCGCTTGGCACCGCCACAACTGCTTCAACGGTAAGTGTTACGATAACCGCGAGCAAAAAGGATTCGTGGTCTGTCAGTGACGAGCAGGAACAAAGCCTCATGAACGGCGGCAATGCGCAATCGTGGTTAAAGCTTCGTACCGCCAATGGGATGAGAGTAGTAAGAAATGCCGCTGACGCTGCAGTATTGACGGCGCTGAATGCCGGTATTGCCAGGGCGACAGGAACTCCCGGAACGAATCCGTTTACGAGCGATACAACTGCACTTGTTTCTGCTAGGCGCATTCTTGTCGATATCGGCGCACCAATGGCAGATCCTCAGTGTGTGCTTTCAGGAACGCATTACGACTCAATTTTAAATCAGGGTATTGCACAGCAAGCCAACCTGGCAGGAAGCGACCAGGAACGCCGGACCGGGACACTCCGGCCCCAAAGCGGTTTTCAGCTTCGAGAAGATGCTTTTATTTCCTCTCATACCGCTGGAACCGGTGGCGCAACGTATCAGGTGAATGCAACAACCGTTGCTATAGGCGCAACTACCATGGTTGTGAAAACCGGAAGCGGGACTATCATAGCCGGTGATATTGTCACGATCGGCGCGAGTGATACCAATATGTACGGATGCGTAGGCGGCGTCACAGCGGCAGCGGATACCCTTACGATTAACAGGCCCGGTCTTGTCACCGCAAAAGCGGCGAACGATTACATCACCCTTAAGGCAGCATACACGCCGTCATACTGCTTCGACCGCGCTTCTGTTGTCGGTATTTGGCGACCTCCGAAACTCAAGGGCGATGGAAGTGTTATTACGACTCAGGTCGTAACCGATGATGACGGGCGCGTATATCTGTTTGTCAGGTCCATCCAGTACGGTATCACGACATACGAGATCCATGCCGCCTATGGTTTCAAAGTTGTTAATGAGCACGTTGCGGCAATTCTCGGATAACGGAAAGGTGCAAAAATGCCAACTGTAAAACACTTGAATAGATTCGTCGAAAATAATCCACGGGTTATCAGAGACGATGAAGTTCAACGGTATTATCAGGATGGCTGGTTTATAATTGAAAAAGACACTCCGCCGGTTCAATCGCCGGCGGAGTGTCTTTCGGTAAAGCCAGAAGTATCTATTTCGTTTGAGGAAAAACATGTTCAAAATGACCAGCCTATAATACCCGATAACAAAACCATTAACACGACGCTAAAACAGGACTTTCAACGCGGGCGCGGGCGTCCTCCAAAATGGAAGTAAAATGCAATTCACCGCAAACATTGATTACGAGAAACTGTCGAAAGCGTTTGAAAAAATACCGCTTGTCGCCGCTCGTGAATTGCGGTCAGAATTAAATAAGGGCTTGCGTGCTATTCAAATTGACGCTAGGTTGCACCATAGGTTTAAACCGCATAGCAATCAGTTGGAAAAGTCAATACAAGAGGATGTGTCACCGTCTGGATTAGAGGGCAAGGTATGGTTAGAGGAAAGCGTGGCAAAATATGGTAAATGGGTACACGATGGAACTCCTCCTCATAAGATTTACCCAAAAAATAAAGCCGCTCTTGCTTTTGTAAAAGGCGGGACGATGTTTCTCGTTCCTAAGCGCTCTGCTTTATTCAATGAATTTGGAAACGTGAAACAATACTGGAAAACAGCACAAGAAAAAGGCGCTGTACTTGTGAAAAAAGGATATGTAAACCACCCTGGTACAAAAGAAGATAAATTTTTATATCAGGCTTTTGCCCGTCAGAAACCCTTTTTCCTTGCTCGTATCAATGGCGCTGTGAAACGAATTTTTGAAGCGGCGGGATTGAAATAACATGGCATATACTCCTAAATACATAGCGACGACCGATATCACCGATAGCGCGGCCCGTGACTTTATAAGTGGCACCGATGCTCGTCTTGATACGTGGATGACTAACACAGACCTTGAGATAGAATCCATAGCACAAGAAAAAGGGTTGTTATCTACGCAGATTGAAAAGACACCCTTACATTATAAAATAAAAGAATACGCCATATCCTACTATTGCTTTCTGATTTTTCAAGATTGCTTCGGCGAAAACAATGTTGAGGTTTCTGATAACGAGGTTTACAAAGAAAAGCTAAAATACTATCTCGAAAAGTGCAATTTTCTTCGGCCAAATCTGACGAAAGCCATGTTTTACTATGAGGGTACATCTTTAACTCCTGCCGACAGAATAAGCGGCGGGCAGATATGGATCTAAATAATGGCCGCCCGCATTACTACTGTCGCTGCTGAAATAGCATCGCTTATCGGTGCTATGAATACCACTGGCGGTTATAATTTCACCTGGGGAACGATTAACGAACATGACGCCGCTCATTCGCGCGCGTATCCGTGCGCATTGATACGATACAAAACGGAAGGCGCTGTTGATGGAATAGCCGGGTTGTACGGCATGCAAAACGCAGAATTTACCATTACCGTTGATTATAAAATAACGCCTTCGGTTACTGTTCAGCCAGAAATTACAGCAGACGCTTCGCTTGATAATGCTTTGGCTGATTTATTGCGATTGTTTTCTCTTAATAATACCGGGTATTTGCCGCTTAGCGGAGAAGCTATTTTTTCTTTTAAGTCAGCGGAAAAAGTTAATAATCCAAAGGGTAATACATATAGACCAGTGCAGTTATTAACAAAATGGAATTTGTTTTATCATAATTCATAGAATTAAATAGGAGGGTTATATGGTCCCAACATTTCAAAAGTTAAATCTGCTATTAGCCAAGCAACAGACGGCGCTTGGGACAAAGGCTCCTGCAATATTAACAACGACCGATCAGGCAGCGGTGGACGACACATTTGAATTAATCTACGATAAAGAATTTGCAGAGCAATCACTGGCACAAGCAATCTTCGGCCAGCCTCAACTTGTTGGGGAGCTTGCAAAAGTAGATGCTAAAGTTGTTCTTCCGATAATCCCAACCGGAAGCGCAACAGTTCCGGCAGTTGGAAAATTTCTTAATAGTTGTGGAACTGTTTACGCTCTCGCAACAAAAAAGCATTCTTGGACTCCATCGAGTGCTATCGGTGCCGATTGGAAAGATATGAGTTTAAATTCGTATACTGGTGATAAAACGACCGGAGACAGTATGTTGACTAAGGCGCATAGCTGTATGTTTGATGTTGAGATAGCAGGAGAAGTTGGGAAAATGGTCACTGCAACTTTCACAGGAAAGGGAGTTCCTGATGGAACACCTGCCGCAGCTTCTTATCCTACGGACTCTGTCACGGCAATATCAACCGCTGTTCCTGCAATGCTTAAAAATGCTACTCAGACAATTAATGGGTTGACGTTACATATACTAAAATTCTTATTCAAGTTTGGTAACGATGTCCAGCTTATTAAATCACTTGGTGATGATAGTGGCCATGGCCAGGGTACGATTGTTGCAAGAAACGCGACGCTAGATACTACGGTTTATATGGAAGATGCAAGTGTTTCAGGACATGCTACTACTGGACTACAAGCAGTTATGGTAGCTGGAACACTGGGAACAACAACAATTAAATTCGGTCCAGCAACGGACTCGCTTATCAGCATTATCAGCGGTACAAACAAAAGCCAAATAACTAAATGTAAGCCAAGTGTTGATAATGGACTGATGTGCTGGGATTTGTCAATCAATTTTATCGATAATGACGTGACGCTTGCAATAAATGACGCCTAACAAAAAAGAAAGGTGAATACGTATGATACCCGTATCATCGAAAGAAAGTATTGATTACGTTGACGAGGATAAAGTAGTATGGAAATTCAAGTCCAAGACCGGATCTCTTGAAAGAGAACTGTTCGATCTCTATGACGATAAACTTGAATGGAAAGACCGCCTTGATAAAGTCAAATTGTTTATTGAAAAAATAGTGATATCGCCAAAAGAAGGAACCGATTACAATAGCGACGAACACGCGGAAATAATCAGGATCTGGAACATTGCCAACCGCCTAAAACCGGAGGAAAAAAAAAGTTAATAGTAGCTATACTGCTTCAATATAAACCGTTTTCATTTATTTATAATTGTAGCAATTGCGATAATGAAATAAAAAAACATAGGCGATGCAAAAAGTACATGAAAGCGATAAATATTAAAATCGACTGTACTTGTGCCGGGATAAACGGATGTGATATATGTACGAAAGAGATAAGCGGAAAGAGACAAAGTTTTGGATACTTTACAATTACAAGGTGTCCAGTTAAGTTTTGCGATGATATCGGTATAAATAGATTGCTTCCTTATTTCTGGCATTGGAAGGGGACTAATAATATGCAATATCCAGATAACCAAGGAAGATATGAACAGCCTTCAATTTTACTGGAGGCTTTTTCTATTTGTGGTGCAATGGCAAACAAACGGGAACAAATTGAAATTGATAACGCCGCAAAATTGAATAAATCATAGGTGTATTATGGCTGACGAACAAGAAATAAATGTAAAAATATCGCTCGTAGATGAAATGAGCAATGAGATAAAAGCCATACGCGCCAATATGGAGACTAATTTCACTGCCGCGAATAAGAAATTGCAGGAGAGCAAAGGGGTATTTTCAGATTTTGGGAAGCAGATAAAAGGTGATTTTGTCAATGCTATTAAAAGCGGCATTATGGCCTATGCCGGATTCGCGGTAATCGGAAAAGTCACTGGATTTCTAAAGGACGCCAGAAATGAAGCACAAGAAAATATTCGATTAAATCTTCAATTAAAAACAGCTTTAGGATATACGTCAGATGCTTTAAATGAACAAGCGGAAGCTCTAGGAAAAAAATTAATAATAGACGGTGATGAAGTAAAATCGGTACAGCTTAAACTTGCGAATTATGTTAAAGAGGAAAGCCAGATTAAGGCATTGACTCCTGCTATATTTGATCTTGCTGCCGCAACTGGTATGGATTTAAATAGCGCTGCGATGATAGTAGCAAAATCAATAGGTGACGATAGCGGGGAATTAGGCAAATTTAAAATGCAGGTTACAGGAGCAGCGGGAAGCGCTGAACGCGCGCAAAGCGTAATAAAAGGCTTATCAGATAGGTTTGAAGGTCAGGCCGAAGCGGTAGCAAAGACAAAAGATATATTTGACATTTATACCGTTGCATTGAATGAATTAAAAGAAAAAATATGGCCTAAATTAAACTTTGTTGGACAAGTGGTATATAGGACATTTAGCGATATTGGCAGGGCTATTGCCGGGACAGATATAACAAAAATAACGCAGGAAACAAAGGCGTATTTTGAAGAGTTAAAAAATGGGCCAAAGGAAGAAGTAAAAGCACCTAAGAAAATAAGTTTTGGTCCTACAAAGGAACAGATAGCAGAAGCAAAAAAAGCAAATCAGGAATTAATAGACCAACAAATAGAAGTGTTTTCTTTGTTGCAGGATTCGACTGTTTCTATGAGAGAAGCAGGGATTGAAAAAGAATTTGCGGCGCTTGATTTAAAATATTCAAAAGAGCAAGAAAAATACGCAAAAAATAAAGGCGCTTTGTTAATATTGGATGAATGGTATTCAAACGAAGCTCAAAGAAGAATAGATGAAGATAATAGAAAAACACAAACCGAAAAATCAAAACAAGAAAAACAGAAAGCAGAAAACTTTAAAAAAGTAGTTGAATACGATTTAAAAACACTTGCAGAAGCCGGTCAAGCATCGCTAGATAAAACTGTAGAGGATAATAGAAAACGCAAAGGATTATCCGATCAGGAAAAAAGCGGTGCTCGCAATGCTGCAACAGACATGGTATCGAATCTTGAAATGGTAGCCAGCAAGCACCGTGAATTTACCGGCGCATATAAAACAATGGCGATAGCTAAAACAATATTTGATACTTACGAGGGCGCACAGGCCGCTTTTGTATCTTTGGCTAAAATACCAGTTGTTGGCGTACCCCTTGGAATCGCTGCCGCGACAGCAGCGACCATTGCAGGTATGGAGAGGGTATCTGCTATTGCTAATCAAAAATTTGAAACAGGAACAGCGTACCAGGGCGGCGGGCGTGCGCTTGTGGGCGAGCGCGGTCCGGAAATAGTAAACCTCCCCCGCGGTGCATCGGTGTACAACAACACGCAAACCCGCAACATGACCAGCAATACCGCGTTGAACGTCACGATTATGGATTCATCGGGGAACATCACCGAAACGATACGGGCGCAATTGCGCAGCGGTTCAGGAGATCAGCTTGTCAGGGATCTTCAAAACAGGATGGCGCGATCGCTATGAGTATAACCCTTCGCACCATAGCCCCACAGGACGCATACAGTGTGACAATTAAACAACCCTACTTCGGATATACCTCTATTGTGCGCATGGGGCTACATTACAGCCGCACGCAGGCAAAATACAAAATAGGCGACGACGGGGCTACTTTTGATGTTCGGATTTGCGAGATCCCGACATGGCTTTTAGATATAACCGATCAATTGTCGCTGGAAGCGTTTTTTGAGAATACCTTGATCGGGCGCGGGAATAATTTTCAGTTTGAACTAGGGACCAATAGCGGGTTTTTTCCGTTCGGTGCCGACAAGGGCGATTCGTCGAACTTTATATGTTCCCTGTTAGATTATTCACGCCAGGGCATTCAATTAAACCCGTTTTTGCAACATTTGAACACAATAAAATTTGTTTATGTCAGCGGTCCATCGAGCGCGTATACCCAGGCGACCGTTGAAGATGAGGGTGATTTATCAATCGGAAGCGTTGCGACGCTGCGCAATGTGCAGACATTTCCCCAGGTTGATTACGATCAAGCCATTTACCGCGAGGTATCACGCGGCGGGGTTGTATCGTCTATCGATCTGGGGACCTCTGCCGATTTAGTGGAAACCGATCTTGACCTTGAAATGCGGCCAGGTAATTGCGCTGCTTTAATATCTTTTTTATTGTCAGTGCGAGCGGCCGATATAAATATCGGGACTCCTGGAAACACTTATTTGTTCGGTGCGACAAATTACGATGCAGGATTATACCGAACTAAATTATTATCGCCAGAGATAAAAATTACTCACGACAACTTTAACTTATTTAAAACGAGGTTAAAGTTTTGGATGAAAGAACGTATCGGAATACCAGGCGGTAAAACAACGGAACTTGAAGGTGACATGGAACTAGAAGGCGACCTCGAGCTCGTTTAAAGGGGACACATGAAAAAGATAATTGCAACGATTTTGCTTAGCAGTATGGTGATCTTTGGAGCGAACACTATTTATAGCCCTGTGACAACTGCAAAGGGAACATTTTCAAACTTGAATGTTTACCTTACCGCAATTGGAGACACTGC